CTTGATTCACAAAGTATAATGGGTGATGGATTATTTTTTAATTCACTTAGCTTTGGGTTTTTAAGTGCGACATTAATTACCGGTATTATATGTTTATATCTAATGCGATATATCACAATGATTGCATATGTGCCGTATAAGTTTTATTTTCCAATATTATTAGCCTTTATTGTATGGGCAACATACACATCAGGGTTTAGTACATACGGTTGGGAAAATGTTGCTTTACTAGGTGTGTTTACACTATTTGGTTTAGCAATGAAAAATTGGATGTTTAGTAGACCTGCGTTAATGATTGGATTTATTCTTGGTGACAAGATTGAAATGCTTTCATATCAGTTCTTCCAAATGTTTAATGTAGGTGGTTACCCACTAATTAAATTGTCTGAATTTTTTACAGATAAGCCAGTTGGTAGTGGGAAAATCAGGTTTGCACTGGGTGAAGGGAAGGATTTACTCGAACATCCAGTGTTTATGGTAACCTTTGTTTTAACAATGTTCGTATTAGTATGGGGTTGGAGAAATAGAGGTAAAGTTGATTATGCGTAAGGCATATTATTAGAAGGATATAACAACAATGAAAGTTTCTAAATTAGTAAAGAGTATGGCAGTAGCCACAGGTGTCATTTTTTCTGGCACCGCAATGTCGGATATTATTTTAATGTCCCCGCAGAAGCCAGGTTCTGGTACATCTGTATGGACTGAGATTATAGCGAAGGAATTTGCTAAAGCACCAGCACTAAATGGTGAAAATGTAGTGATTACATATAATCCAGGTGTTCGTGACATGGCTGGTCCAAATAAATTTCACAAAACAGAACGTTTTAAAGACAATGTGATTATGGTATCACATGGTGGGAATGGTATTTCATATGTGCAAGAAAATGTAAAATATGATTACACCGCATACGATAGTGTATGTCATCAGAATCTAAACATTATTATGGGCAAGCATGTAGGTGTTAACGAAGACGAAGGGATTTCACATATTGCAGGTTCTGGGATGGTTCCAGAAGGTCTTGCAATTGCCATGATGATTGGCGGACCATATAAAACAACACAGGAATATATTGATATTTTCAATGACAAAGTATCATGGATTAATGGGTTAAACGGGTCAGAACGCCACTTAGCATTCACTCGCGGCGAAGTTACTGCATCCCGTGCTAATCCAGCACAATATATTTCAAAGATCCAACCATTGGTAGATGCTGGCAAGGTTGAAACTTGGTTACATCATGGTATATTAGATATTGCCAATGGTGGTGGAACAATAGATGATCCAAATTATCTCGGCAAGCGATTTGAGGATGTATTTGAAGCTAAGTGGGGTGTAGCACCATCGGGCGATTTATATGATGCATATAGTATGATTCATTCGTGGCGTGATGCTATTCAAAAGGCAATGTGGGTTAACAAGGGCAATCCAAACACAGCCAAGTATCGTCAGGCGTGTGAACAAATGGCTAATAACCCAGAATCAATTAAGGTTTTCCACAAGAAGATTGGAAAATATGATTGGATAGTAGGTGAAGATGGGAATAAAACTATTGATATTCTAATGGGTCTTATTAAGGATAAGCCACTGCAAGCATTAGTCAAGTTTAATCAGGAAGCTCTTGGGTTGAAGTCTATCTACAAAGCAGAGCTGGTTGCTGATCTAGCAGATTCTAATAGTTTCATCGTACCTGTTAGGTCATCAGGAAGTGCAGGAAATTGGTTTACTGAGTTACTCAATATCAACTAATGAAAAAACTGTTAATTCTCACTGGTCCACAGGGATCTGGAAACCATCTATTTACCAAATGTTTCTTACATAGTTCAATGGTAGGTGGATGGGGAGAATTAACAGACACCTATTGGCTTGGTCATCATACCGAACCGTTCATTGAAATATGGAATGGTGGTCGAGTTCTTGCATTAGACGACCTTAAAGGGTTTGATTATTGGGTAACTTCAATATCAATTCCGTATGTGCATAACAACACAACTCAAATACCAAATATAGTTGATTTTTATAACCAAGCAACTAAGTTAGGTATAGATGTACAATTAGGCATTATCACACGGGATAAAAATATACTAGAAGCCCAACAAACTAGAGTTCGTGGGGAATCTACACTGCATATGTTTATGGATGAATTGCGGAACATTGATCATACAGGCATACCATACCATTTTATCTCGCATGAGAGTTTGTCATTGCATGGACATAGGTATATGGGTTATTTGAGTAAATTATTTGGGTTTCCTACGATAAATAATCACAAAGTTGCTAATGATTTATGTAATACCAATGCTAATAAAAAATACATTAAATATATAGAAGAACATTGGTTAGACAAAGAGGTTAAAAAAGCGTGTGAAGAAAGTTCCATTACTAATTCCTAATTATGATGATTTTAGCAAACATAAACATATAAAGTTTACTGTTTCTGCTAGAAATAAACCTACAGGGATGCTTATTAACGATTTTCTTATCGCAGAATATGGATTTCTTAATTATAACCAAATAGATACAGTATATGGGTTCACAGAAGAGTTAATTCCATTGTATGGCGGACGTAGTTTCAAGCCAGAAGCTGTACTTACTGAATATGACCTTGATTCCATGTATCAAGATGGGATCGGCTTACGATTGCCATTGACCAATTCACTTGTCACCAGGCAAGATTATGAAGATAGCAAATGGTTCTTGGAAAAGCATCATAGAGAACATAATGATGTTATTATTACTGTTAAAAAATTAGCAGAATGGATTCGAGAAGATTTTCCATTATATAACAGAGATTGTAGTACAATCAAAAACTATACACCAAAACAAATAGATAATTCATTTAGTGATGGGTTATATGATAACACTGTATTATCCGCTAGGTTCAATGATGATCCTAATATAACAAACATCGTGAATAAAGATAAAATTATTGTATTTGCGAATTCTAAATGTGGCTGGACATGCCAAACACCGACCTGTTACATGCAGGTATCACAGAATATCAAAGGGTTAGAAGAGACGTTTGAATGTTCACAAAATGGGGGGACAGATAAAGTGATTTTTAATATTAATCGATTGGTTGATATGGGGTTTAGTCATTTTAAATTAACTCCAATCAATGAAACCGTTGGTATTACATTAGATCTATTATAATGCCATATAGAATACTAATAATGGGATTATCGGGTTCGGGAAAAACCACACTAGCTAAATCATTAGTTGATGTATTGCTAGAATATAAAGCTGTGGTGAGGTTGAATGCAGATATAGTACGTGAAACAGCAAATGATTGGGATTTTTCAGAAGAAGGACGCACTAGGCAAGCACACCGATTAAAAAATATAGCAGACAGATCAACAAGTGATATAGTAGTGTGTGATTTTATAGCACCATTGCCTGAATCAAGAGAAATATTTAATGCTGATTATACTATATGGATGAATACCGTTAAACATAGCAAATATCGTGATACCGATGATGTATTTAATTCTCCAACGAATACTAACATTATAATTACCAGATTTGATTATAACGCTAAAAGCATTGCTAATAGTATACTTTCAGTGTATAATTGAACATATATGCAAACCCCATTTAAAATACTAGGTGTTCCCGAAACAGCATCTGATGCTGATATTAAGAAAGCCTACAAAAAACTATCCATGAAACATCACCCAGATAAGGGTGGGGATGATACTATATTCCAAGAAATATCAACGGCATATGCTACAATTAAAAATGCAAATGCTAGACAAGAATATCACCAATCCAATAGGGGGTCCGGTTATATTCACGCACATTCAGGCAATTTTCATGATATGTTCACTCAACCATTTAGTTATAGAAGAGTATCAGTACAAGCAGTGCTAGTAGTCACATTACAAGAATTAGCATCCAATGAGAAGAAACTGATACAATTACAGAATGGTGTTACCGCAGAAATTGTCATACCACCCACTATAAATGACGGGGATGCGATTAAATATCCACAACCTAACGATGTTGATTTGATTGTTAAGTTTAAAATCCACCCTGATCCTATGTGGGAAAGAAAAGGATTAAACCTAACTACCAAAGTTAACATAGACTTTTGGGATTTAATATTAGGCACTAGTATTTCAGTGTATGATATTTATGAACAGGAACTTAATGTATCCATCTCACCAAAATCTGCACCAGGAACAATATTGCGATTAAAAGAGCATGGGTTAAAATCACAACACACAACTGGTGATATGTTTGTATTATTGCAACCCGAATTACCTGCTGATATTCCTGAATCAATAATTACGGAGATTAGAAAGATTAAAACTAAATAATTTTATATGTTAAAAATAATTAAAAACCCACTAAAGAAAAAAGCAAAAAAATGCACTTTTGTAAAACCAATAGATAACCAAAAAATAGCAGTTAAAATGTCTATATGTATGGTCAATGATGATAGAACTACAATCACAGCACCCGAAGTAGGGGTTGATATGTCTATAATAGTTACAAATCAACACCCTACATATTTGTTTAATCCCATCGTATTAAATGATGAAGATAACATATTGGAAATACAATACCAAGATTATATAGGCAATACACAACTAGTAAATATCAACGATAATTTGGATGAAATCCGATCCAAAATTAAATTACTTCAAGGCACTAGAAAAGCTCCAACCAAGAAGAAAGTAGCCAAGAAGAAGAAAATAACAAAACAGAGAACTACAAAAAATGCAAACAAATCCTGAAATTGAACAGATAACAGATTATGCTATATCTATAGCCAAGCAGAAAAACAACGAATATGTATTATTGGAACATCTATTGCTAGCATTAATACGATATGAACCATTTAACAAATGCCTAATCGAATACGGAATAGAAGTTGAAGCACTAGATGTAGAATTAGATGCATATTTAGAAGATGTGGGGAATATATCCACTAGTTCAGAACCACCCAAACGAACCAATGCATTGGAACGAGTATTTAACCGTGCGGTGACTCAAGTTCTATTTACAGGCAGACGCTATGTAACTACAATAGACATATATTTAAGTATAACTAGTGAAACAAATAGTCATGCATCATACTTCTTATTAAAGTATGGAATGAATCGTGATGAGTTTACTGCATTCTGGAATACGCATTACTCAGAGGACGATGTAGTACTATCCGATGATCAAGCGATGGATATTCTTAATAAACACTGCACTAATCTCAACGAATTGGCAAGAGATGAAAAATTAGAACCACTGATTGGCAGATCCATCGAGATTACCGATGCCATAGATGTATTGGCTAAAAAATTCAAAAGCAATGTATTAATGGTAGGGGATCCGGGTGTAGGCAAAACCGCTATTGTAGAAGGATTATCCCAATTAATTGAATCTGATAATTGTCCAGAATTTATTGCCGACCATACGGTATGGAGTTTGGAGGTTAGTGACATCGTTGCTGGTAGCAAATATCGCGGGGATTTTGAGGAAAAATTCAAAGATATCATCAAGTCATTGGAATCATTAGAGAATACGATTTTGTTTATTGATGAGGCACATACAATGTCAGGTGCAGGTAGTACGGGCAAAGGTGGGCCAGACTTAGCTAGTATGTTAAAGCCGGCCATTACTAAAGGAACACTAAAAGTTGTTGCAAGCACTACATGGGAAGAATATTACGAAACCTTTGAGAAAGATCGTGCATTAATGCGAAGGTTCTATAAATTAGTCATTGAGGAACCTGATTATGATACTAATGTGAAGATTCTTACAGGGGTTAGTAAGCGTTTGGAAGAATACCACAAGGTTAAGATTGATGAAGATGCAATTATTAATGCCATTGATCTAAGTAATCGCTATATGCATGATCGCAAGAACCCTGATAAATGCATCGATTTGGTGGATGCTGCTTGTGCTAAACAACGTGCTAAAGCAAATGAAGGAACACATATTACCAAACAAAGAATCATTGACCAAGTGGCTAAACTAACTAATATACCAGCAGAACGATTAACCAACGAAACTTCTGCCAAGTTGAAGAACCTTGATAGTAATATCAAAGATAAGCTGTATGGACAAGATAATGCGGTTGATGAAATGCTAAATCGGGTATATGTTGGATTTAGTGGAATCAGCAAGAAAGATAAACCAGTTGCTAGTTTCCTTCTATTGGGTCCCACGGGAACTGGAAAAACTGCCATTTCTAAATTATTAAGCACACACCTTGATATGGAATTACTACGGTATGACATGAGTGAGTACCAAGAGAAACACACTGTAAGCAGTCTAATTGGTCCACCACCGGGATATGTCGGCTACGAAGATAGTAGCCTTGGGGGTGGGAAACTAATATCTGATCTTAGTAAAAACCCATACAGCATTATCTTATTTGATGAGATTGAAAAAGCACATCCAGATGTGAGTAACATTCTGCTACAAATGTTAGATGAAGGTAAAATAACTAGTAGTTCAGGGAAATCTGTCAAAATTAATAATAGCATTATAATTCTAACCTCAAACTTAGGTGCACAAGCCAATGAAGCAAATAACATTGGTTTCGCACAATCGTTGGAGAAAACAGGGGAAGAAGATGATGCGGTTAAAGAATTCTTCAAGCCAGAACTACGAAACAGAATTGATAAAATAATCAAATTCACCAAATTAGATACATTGAGTATTAAGAAAGTGGTTGTTAAATTCATCAATGAACTAAAAGAATCATTGGCTGATCGCAACATAAAACTGATGGTAAATGAAAGCGTCATCTCTCATATAGCCGAAATTGGGTATGATAGCAAGATGGGGGCAAGACCGATCAGTAGAAAAATTGATGAACTAATCCGAGTGCCACTAAGTCAAAAATTATTATTTGATGATATTACAAATTGCAATATTAATATCATTTTAAATGATGAAATTGAATTTGAGATTATGCCTGATGTTGTTGAAACAGCTGAATTACCAGTGGATATACAACCAGAAATAGACAAAGATGGTGTTATCGTATTAACACAATTTAAACCCAAGGAAGAGAACAATGGCTAGATTAAATGAAGCTAAGATAGCAATTAGCGTGAGTAAACTACGACGAAATAACGAAGATGATGTTGAGTTGTTACCAGACCAGACATTATTAGATTTAACTGCAATTATTTCTGAGATGACAGGGCCTAATGTTATGGTTGAAATTGAAAAACAGACAGGCGATTGGTAACCAGATGACAATGTTACCAATCAGATGTGATATTCATGTAAATATACCAGAAATACCGCTTGATTTTGAAATACTGGTGAATGATGTTTCGATATATAAAATATCAACTACAAAAACATCGTATAATTTTGTATATGATATTGATGATTCCATCATAAATGAACACCAATTAAAATTCATAATGTCGGGCAAAACAGATGATCATGCAGTTGAAAAGGATGGAGTGATTGTGGATTCTGCGAATATTAACATTACCAATATAAGTTTTAATGAAATAAACTTATCTATTTTACCCGGTATTATGCGTAGCATAGCATCATACACTCACGATTTTAATGGATACGGTGATACCGTAACCGAAGAGTTTTATGGTGAAATGGGTGCAAATGGTGTTGCGACACTCAATTTCAAAACACCATTGTATGAATGGTTATTAATAAAGCACATCGGTAAATAATGAACATTGCATCTGACCTAATATATACTCTAAATTTTGACATCACTACATATTGTAATCTACATTGTCCACAATGTAAGCGGTATGATTTTAATGGTGATCTAATCAAAACCATTGAAATGACACATATGGACCTTGAAACTATCAAACATAATATTAATTTTGACAGTTTACCAAACCTCCGCGACATTAGAAATGTACCAACTTATGGTGATGCTATGTTGCATCCTGACATCAAAGATTGGATAGAATTTTTTAAGAATTATAGGTATTTAATCTCAACCAATGGTAGTATGCGAACACCCAAGTGGTGGGAAGAACTTGGAGGATTTGAAAATCTAACCGTGATGTTTGCTATTGATGGTCTTGAAGATACCAACGAGATATACCGGATCAATAGTAACTATAATAAAATAATGGAAAATGCTAAAGCATTTATAAATGCTGGGGGAAATGCAACATGGCAGTTTATAGTATTTAAGCACAATGAACATCAAGTAGAACAGGCTAGAAAATTATCGGTAGATTTAGGTTTTGGTGAATTCACAACAGTATACACTGACCGCTCATGGTTTCAAGGGAATACATGGCCTGTCAGAGTGAAGGGGGAATATCTGTACGACATAGAACAGGCTAGCAAATCAGATAATCTCTGCCGTTACGACAATGAATACAACATATCCAAAACTGATGTAGATATTACAATGGCAACCCCACACGCTAATAAATATGAAAACTGTTTTGCGTTCATCAGAGAAGAATGGTTCGTAAATCATCAGGGATATCTACTGCCATGTTGCCAAACAGCACCATATATGGATAATAATGCTGATATTCCATCACAAATGTGGCTTAATATATTAAAAGACCCAGAATCTATTAATATCAACAAACACACTATTGATGAGATATTCAATAGTGAATTTTACACCCATCAACTAATGGATAGTTGGCAAAATGATTCCGAATGGACTCATCCATCTTGCAACGCATGTTTTACATTTAAATAAACGTTCTGAATTGAATAGGAACTGGAATAAATAACAGAAACATATTTTAGAAATATTCAATCAAGGGTTAACCAAAAAACAAAAATATGGAGTTAAATAGTTATCATCGTATATATGGGACTGTGGTAATTTGGTGTACACAAAGGATATAAAATGAATATATTTGAATTAGACAGTTTTAGGTTAGATGATGCGATAAATTTTCACAAGGAATTAAATCCCCAATTGTGGGATTCAGAAGAACGAATGCGGAAAGAAGTACATACGGCATTGCTTGATATTGCGGAGGATTTTAGGATATTCTTGGGTGTAAAAGACCTCGCAATAACGGATATCACCCTATCTGGGTCAAATGCTGCTTACTCATTCACCCCATATTCTGACATTGACCTCCATCTGGTTGTTGATTTTTCACAAATCAATGATGATGAAGTGTATCGTGAATTATTTGATGCAAAAAAGTACCAATACAATGACCAACATGATATAATGATCCGTGGATATGAAGTTGAACTATATGTTCAAGACTCAGCACAGCTACATACATCAATTGGTGAATATAGCATAATAAAAGATGATTGGAACAAAATGCCAACTAAAAAACGTGCTAATTTAGATGATTCTGCCACTAAAGCAAAATACGAAAAACTACGTGAATTTATATTAATGGCATTAGCGAGTGACAATGAGAATAGCATTGTGATTGCTACACATACAATAACGAAATATCGCAATGCAGGATTATCAGAAAAAGGTGAATTTAGTCCGGAGAATATCGCATTCAAGATACTGCGCAAGAAGGGGTTAGTTCAAAAATTATGGGACAAAAAACGTGATTTAGAAGATGATAGAATGTCACTATGAAAATTAACGATATATTAGCCGAGGGTAGCAAAAACTGGGCTGGGGGCAAGCACCCAGGTGACATGTCCGAGAGAGAATTTATAGACCATCATTATACTGGGTTCATCGATGACAGCACGTACACTGGAATGTCAAACCCAGAATCCGATAGGTGGCAAAAAGAGACCAACCACATGCACCCCAAAGTTGTTGGCAAAAAGACATTCGGTGACAAGAAGATAGAGTTTAGAAAGTCAATTGATGAAAACAAATATACCAAAACGATCTACAGTGGACCGGATGATGCGTTTGGTAACCTAGCTAGGGATTCGGCTGGCAAACTCATTTACATGACACGAAACGAAATGCGGAAAAAGGGGTTAGCTATATATGACCAGACTATATTTGCGTTCCACGGAGATGAATATGTCGCACTAGCAAGCAACGAATTCGGTGCAATTGGGATATGGGTGCGCGATGATTACCAGGGGTCTGGCATTGGGTCATTCTTGCTAAAGCTGTTCATGAAAGAAAACCCACACATGCAGATCGGGCAAATGACTGAAATGGGATACGGGATGGCACGAAAAGTATGGGAACTATTCTATAAAGATCAACATGGCATTGCCCCGGGTTCTAAGCCAGATGATGGGACACTGCGTGAAGATGAGACCGACCACATAAATGCGCTGAATAACACCGGATTTTGGGGTAAACAAGGAGCTGGGTGTATATTCTATTCTACGGCAACTAATCGTTATCTCATTGCACATCGCAGTAATATGGTTGAAGAACCAGGCACATGGGGAACGTGGGGCGGTGCAATGGATGCAGGGGAGAAGCCCATGCAGACGGTAGCACGGGAGATAAAAGAAGAGGCAGGGTATAATGGTCTAACTGATATTAGATATGTTTGGACATTCCAACATGAGTCGGGGTTCAAGTATCATAATTACATTGCAATAGTAGAAGATGAATTTACACCAATATTAAATTGGGAAACACAGGGCTATAGTTGGGTTACATTAAAACATTTACCGAATCCAATGCATCCTGGGTTGGTAGGATTATTGCAACGGCCAGAATTTTTTAGGATAATGAGTAACTTATGAATTTATACAGCAAACATTCAAACCCAGAGACATTATATGGCTATGAAGAAGCATTGGGAGTAGATGAATTATTTGACGATGATACGTTGATTGAACTAGGATTTGCTAGCAGTGCAACGAGGGAAATACTTGCTCGGTTACGCCCAGACACCTTCCCAACAGAAAGTTGGACAGCTTATTTACCATTTGTGTCTGATGAGTTGCTTGATGAGTTATTGGCAGATATGAAAAATCTCGCCCTTGAATTTGTATTTGAACAAACTGCTGAGTGGGAAATAAATGATGTGGGTTTTCTCGATTACTTAACGGATGAAGGTATAGTAGATGACGAGGGTAATATTGACTGGGAAAATGCCCCCTCGTATGCCGAATATAACGATGATGTCAATGCAATGCACTCCGTCCTAAGTGATACGTTTGATATAACACGGGATGATTTAATTAATGCTGCGCAAAGATTAAATGTGGAAGATGGGGATTATGATGCGACATTTGAACCACACCTATATTCTGTTGCCAATTTAGATTATATATTTTCGTTCATTCTCAGAGAAGATCTTCCATCCCGAACTAACAACTACGATGCCATTGATTATGACAAGCATTCAATTGCAGAATATATATTAGAGAGGATTGGCATTCGCCGGATATTCGGGGATGAGAGGCATACCGCAGTAGTTGAGAATGGGCAAATCATGCATAAAGTAGAATATATAAAAGCCAATGAGTATGATCGCTATGGGAGAAGAATTAAATGAATTTATACGAATATCACACAAATCCAGAGACATTATATGGCTATAAAGATAGGTTTAAAATCCCATTATTCGCATATAAAGAAGCAAAAAGAACAGGTAACTGGCTAGAAGCTGAACCATATATAATGAAAGACCCAGAATATGCATATTTTTATGCTATGGATGCAATACAAGATGAATGGCCAGAAGCCGAGCCATATATAATGAAAGACCCAGAATATGCATATTTTTATGCTAGGGATATAAGAAAAAAAGGAAGATGGCCAGAAGCAGAACCATATATAATGAAAGATCCAAAATATGCATATCTGTATGCTAATGAGGTCATAAAAGATGAATGGACAGAAGCCGAACCATATATAATGAAAGATCCATATTCTGCATATTGGTATGCTAGATATGTAATAGAAGGCAGATTTCCAGAAGCAGAACCATATATAATGAAGAGTCCAGAATATGCATATATGTATGCTAGGGATATAAGAAAAAAAGGAAGATGGTCAGAAGCAGAACCATATATAATGAAAAATCCAACATATGCATATTGGTATGCTAGATATGTAATAGAAGGCAGATTTCCAGAAGCAGAACCATATATAATGAAGAGTCCAGAATATGCAGCTGAATACAATGAATTCATAGGGAACAATACATGATACTATATCGCGCAATGTGTTCTGAAGAATACGAAGCAAGTAATCCATTGTCGTGGATTGCTGGCAAGAAATTCAAATGGTTTGGCACAAAGGAATTTGTTACTTCGAGAGTGCAAGATGGGAATTTTAACAATAGTAAATTCGTAAAAGGAAGGTACGAGCATTTAATTAAATACTGGGTAACAGATGAAGACTTACGGCATTTTAACAAGTGTGGGAATAGGGAATATATGCTATCAGTAAGAAAAAGCCCATTAGTGAGAATAAAGGTGATGAACTAAAATGAATTTATACAGCAAACACACAAATCCAGAGTCATTATATGGCTATAAAGATAGGTTTAAAATCCCATCATTCGCATGGGAAGAAGCAGAACGAACAGGTGAATGGACAGAAGCAGAACCATATATAATGAAAGATCCATCTTCTGCATTTCTGTATGTTATGTATGTAATGGAAAGAAGATGGTCAGAAGCCGAACCTTACATCATGAAAGATCCATATTATGCATTTCTGTATGCTAGAGATGTAATAGAAGGCAGATGGAAAGAAGCAGAACCATATATAATGAAGAATCCATTTTCTGCATCTAACTACAAGGAATTCATAAGGGCACTATAATGATGGATTTATACAGCAAACACACAAATCCAGAGTCATTATATGGCTATAAAGATAGGTTTAAAATCCCATCATTCGCATGGGAAGAAGCATTCGCAACAGGTGAATGGACAGAAGCAGAACCATATATAATGAAAGATCCAAAATATGCATGTCGGTATGTTATGTATGTAATGGAAAGAAGATGGCCCGAAGCCGAACCATATATAATGAAAGATCCTGAATATGCATATATGTATGCTAAGTGGGTAATAAACGGAAGATGGCCCGAAGCAGAACCATATATAATGAAAGATCCAAAATATGCATGTCGGTATGTTATGTATGTAATGGAAAGAAGATGGCCCGAAGCCGAACCATATATAATGAAAGATCCAAAATATGCACGGAAATACAAGGAATTCATAAGGACACTATAATGATGAATTTATACGAACTACACACTAATCCAGAATCATTATATGGGTATGAAGCATGGGCTAAACCGTTGACACCAAAATTCTGGCAGAATTTGCGAATTATTCGTGATTTTTTTATAAATCCACATCCAGAAATAGATGGTCGAGATTTTGACATCGAATTCCGAATAGAACAAATGTGGGCAAAACTACCCCATCACCCATTGATCGTCTCAACATACATGACTACTTTGCTTACATACAGGGGGATGTTGTTAGTTTCATAACCGCAGAATTCAATCGGTTTATGGACGAGGGTGATATGGAGCATGAAGATCGAGGAATGAGATCTAGAGGAGAAACAGGATGGGATTGGGATGAGATGCCAGGTATATATCAGAATAGATAATTAACAACAAGGCTAAATACATTAATATGGAAACAACACAACTTAGAAGTTACATCAATATCTTATCAGAAGATCATATTCATCGTTCGTATAATCGGTGGATAACATTATTAGAAGATGATGAAACAAAGACCCAAACCAAAACCAAAACCAAAACACCTGATTTGGATAATTTATTTCGGGACACAGAGTTTCATGATATCTCTGCGCAGGACAATACACCTAATGCAGAGAAGATTGGCAGACCCAGACGTAGAACTACAGCGCCAAACATTAGAGCACCAAGAGGTAATCCCAATTATACAATCGGTGATATTCCAGCTAGTGCAACCGATGATGATTGGGGAGATTTAGATGCAACCGCACCGCAAATAACACAGCATACAGCACAGGCAACAACGGTTGGTACTGATACCCCACCGCAAATAGCAAGTAATTTACCAGCGGTTAAACAGTCATCAGACCTTGCAACTATACCCCAAGATATGGTACAATATGTCAATAATATTGAATGGACCAATTTAACACAGTTGCCAGGGTATGCAAAACAAATGATCCGTAATATGGGACGACAGGTATTCCATGCATTTGGTGAAATGGCAGATGAAGATATAGATACAGTATCATCCATGACCAATGATCAGGAAGAGTTAGATGCAGTAGCTGGAATGGTTAAAAATTATGGGTCACCAGTAGTAGAAGAAGCAGAAATTGATTTCGGTGATACAATGCCAGGATATAAACCAACTATATCCATTTGGGAATTAGCTGGGCAATATTATAAATTCGTAAAAGATGATCATGGGGATTATATCTACTCGTGGGAACATAAAGATACAAATAAGTTACAACAATGGGATCGCAACGAAGTATCAAATCAAGAAGATTTGGGTTCGATCGAACAACACAGACCATCATTAAACACACCATCTACTGAATCTAGCGATGACCTTGATGATTTAATAAATAGTTTATATTAACAGGATTTTAACACAATGAGAGCAACCGAATTTATAATTGAAAGTACACAAGCAGAACAAAAAGTATTGTCACAAAGAATGTGGCCTACATTAAGCAAGTTTGTCCAATCTGGTATCCAAAAAGATGAACATGCAGATGTTCCGTTGACTGGCGATCCAGCACAAGATGATGCTGCACTCAAACAATTTGCAATACAACATCTTATTCCGCTAGACCAATCAAATGCTGGCAAATTCGCACCATCTATAATTAGATGGTATGGAGCTGGTGAATGGAAAACGGGCGAAGATGAAGAGGATATACAGCTATTACTACAGCAATACCAACAGTTCAGGGGGAAAATGCCTGCTGAAATAAGAGATATTAATAAAGTATCTAGAACACAATTAGTGGGCACAATCAACAATATTGTTCAGGCTGATAAAAAAGCAATGCTAGCTAAACAGAAAGGTGATACTGCATTGGCACGCACTAAAACAGGGGCTAGAGATTATGGGGATATTGGCAAGATAATAATTGATGAAGGTGACTTTATGACAGTTGTTCCGCAATCAGTGGAACAATCAAGGAACGCAGCGTCATTCCCCGCAGGGTCTGTGTATGGCAATAGCAATACATGCCATGCTGGTAACCCTGATAAAGAGGGTAGATCCACCCGTTGGTGTACATTATCAGCAAACAATTTTAAAAGTTATAGTGGGAAAGGTCCATTGTTCGTAATTATTTTAAACTATGGCGATGCTGCTAATATGAGAATGTTTCAATTATGTTATGAAGCTGGTGAATTCAAAAACGAATCAGATGTTGAGATCAATGATGAAGAAATAGCACTATTATCTGGACATAGCGGATATACTAAGTTGCTTAATAGCCTAATCAAGAAACACTATTCGCAATACTTTGATGCAGCATAAGTGACTATTGTGATTATATTATGCATAAAGCAAATACATTATCACAATATATAACAGAATCAACATTTAACCTATCATCCGATGTAGATTTAATATACGATGTATACTTTTCTGATTTTGTAAACAGTTTATGGGAGGGATCATTTGATCCCGATGCACCGTTGCCATATACCAAAGAATTAAGAACTAGTGCATTAACTAGCCCAAAAGCAGTTGAAGCGAATGCCATTAATCCTAGTCTGATTATAATCAATGCGAACGCAAATATATATCGCAAAGATTTAATACAGGTTGGTATCCATCGTCAAGTTCTTGACATAATACGTGATTCTGGGTCACTAAGAGATGCTATCCGCGATGTTGAACGCTATAATAACAAAAAAGTAGCAGACCAGTTTAAAACCGAACTAACTCCTGCACGAATTAAAGGGTCAATCCACCACGAACTATCACATTGGGTAGATGATGCATTGCATAATAACCATATTTCCAATCGCGTAGCATATACATCAGAGTTAGATTTAGGTAATAAGGATAAGGCCAGAAGACATATGAATCAAGGTCAAATTGCACGAGTATTAACAAATTATGAAATTAATGCACAAATTCATTCTATTATAGAGCTCAAGCGGGGGATAGGGGAGGTTAACTGGAATAATATCACATTAGACCAGATGATTGAGAAAAGTCCATCGTTACATACAATAAAGCAAGAGTTGCTTGTATTGGCGTTCAATGATGACAATTTAAATGCTTACCAGTTATGGAAAAAAATACTAAGAAAGCGAATGCATCGTGAGGGGTTACTCGGCGAGAATATGAGATAATGAATTTATACGAACTACACACTAATCCAGAGTCATTATATGGATATGAACAAATACGTGAGAAATATACCAAACCATCACTAGAGACGTGTCAGCAAATGATGGCTGAAACTCATGGGCATCTTGATTTTAGAAAATTCCCTTATAGTATGGTAACTCAGTTGCCTAGTAATTTAACGGTAGATGGGGAGTTAAATATTAACCGTACACAAATAACCCAATTACCTGATAACTTAACCGTAGGCGAGAGTTTATTCTTACAAGTAACACAAATACCAATTACGCAGTTACCTGATAACTTAACAATAAATGGGAGTTTCTCCCTTAACAATACACACATAACTCATATAGGTGATAATTTAACCGTGGGTAAGTATTTAGACCTTAGAAATACACCAATAACACATATAGGCAATAATCTAACAGTACTCGGATATTTATACCTTAGAAATACACCGAGTTTAGATAAAGATAATTTACCTACTGATATGCAAGTGCTCGAAATAGTATACCGGTAAAAGGACAGTATGAAAATTAATGACATAGTATTAGAAGATGGACGCATTATTCCTGGTATCAATACCACAGACGATGTTGGCCCAGATGAAATAAAAATTCAAGCCAAAAAAATGGGATTTACCGTTACTAAAGATGGTGTGCCACCACTATTACACAAACCATACGCAAATCATGTTGATGTTGAGGCTATACATTTTGCAGAAATGGAGAAAGCTATAGTTGAAAATCAATCGCTATATGAGAACCTTGGCATCCAACGAACAAACACTAATATATTTAATTTCATTGCTGATTACAACACTACCCCAATTATAGGAGAATCATACATATACTGTAGCATCTTTGCCATTGGTGATAAAATGGTTACTAAATCCGCATTCAAGAGACCACAAAAATTACTGAACATTGATGAGAATGGGTATATATTTGATATTGCCGGGGAACTAAAATCATTTCCTGAATCAGGAAGCATAGACAATGACATAGTAAAGAAATCAGCATTATTCAGAACAGTGCTTGAATTTAATCAATTTCTATCTATGTTTGAGTTAAAATTTGGTGAAATACATTCACCCCAAATAAGATATTTGACCTAATCACACACGGGATAAATATTCAGATGAATAAAACTTTTTGTATTCTTCCATGGATACACACACATATAAAACCCAATGGGGATGTTCATCTGTGTAGTCGAAAGTCTATCCCATTAGGCAATTTAAATAACAATTCAATCAATGACATAATACATTCCGATAAAATGGATGGCATTAGACAAGATATGCGAGATGGGGAATTCATTGAAGGATGCGAGAAATGTTACCACGAAGAATCATTAAGCCATGCTAGTCAACGATTGTTATTGAACAATTGGTTTAATGAATATTTAAATAACAATACCATCTTACCGTGGAAAGAAGACAGCGATTCATCCTCGTATGATGCAACAAACGACCTAGACTGGTTAGAAATATTCAAAGATACACCGATAACACTAAGATGGATTGCATTACATGGATCTAATGTATGCAATTTAGCATGCCGAGGTTGTTATAGTTTATTGAGTACAAAATGGAGGAAAGATGAAGGAAAATTGGGTATTAACCCCCATTCATTGCAAAATCCAGATTTATCATGGTATGAATTAAACTTCAATGATATAGATGTTATTACTATGTACGGTGGTGAACCATTTTATATGAAGCAGAGTGACCAATTGACGACTGAAATCAAAGATTACTCATCTAATAAAGTATTACAATATTTTACCAACGGGTCAATATTGCCCAAAAATGAAACCCTAGAATTATGGAAATGTATCAAGAAGCTAATTTTATTCATAAGCATTGATGGATATGGCACAGACAATGATTATTTTCGATATGGCAGTAAATGGAACGACATTGAAAAAAACCTAACATATTATGTAACAGAAGGTGAAAAATACGGGTGGGATATAAAAATATCTACATTAATCAATATTCACAATGTAGATAGATTAGATGTTCTTCATAATTGGTTAATAGATCAAGGCATAAAACAGGATGCTGTAATGTACAATCTATGCATTATTCCGCAAGAATTAGATATACGGAATTTACCACAAGAATACAAAGATACCATAATAAAAAGATACAGAACAATCAATCTGCCACAACATATAAAAAACCTAGTGATAAATCAGTTAAACCAAGAACCAAATATATCATTTATTGCAGTCTCTGCTTTTAGTAAAAAATTAGACGAGATCCGCAATCAAATAAATCCGAATATTAACCTTAGCATTAGGTTTCAATAATGATATACGATACCAACCGTAGCATAGCAATGCTAGATTCTAATGCATACACGGGCAGTACAGAACAGTTACCACCTACATTTGATGTTATTGGATATGATTGGGTGAAAAAATTACCCAACCGAAGAATTCATCTATCATTGATATTAGGAGCTTGGGCAGATGAAGAAGACCTACCACTCGGATACGAGTTCTATATAGTGAGCTTCCACTATGAACAAATTAACCTTGTATGGTTGCACAGGCAATCGGATAATATAAAGACACCCATCATTGTACTTCACGATGGGAAATTTTATAACTACACAATTCCTGGTATTACATTCATATCCTATTACACATGGCATTATCAATTAGATAAAATGATTCTATGGTTCAATCCATATATATATGATAAAAATATATCAAAAAAGGCAAGTGCATTCTGTAATAGGATTACAGATTCTAAGTTAATAGTGTTCACGGCAATTGCAGAATATATAGGATTCAATGACAGTGCAAATGCATTACATGGATGGTTCGAACAGTCTAATGCATTCTCTGCAACCGATGATGTTCCTGTTAGTATAAGAGAATTATCTGATATCTTCTTTGAAAAATATTTTGGAACAACATACAAAGTTGATAATTTTAGCAATATAACTGATAATAACAATAAATTTACTGCTAATCCAAACATACCTGCATTGCAAGAATGTGCCATACATTTCACTAACGAAAGTTTTCATTATAGTGATATTTCCAACCATATCGGAGATTATCAACACCCTGGTCCATATATTACCGAAAAAACATTGAAGTGTTTATTAGGGCAAACAGCTTTTGTACCAGTTGGGCAATTTGATACATACGGACACTTAACTCAGTTAGGATTTGAATTCAATTATAACTTTGATACCTCGTTTGACTCTATTATAGGGGATCATGATCGCTTGCTGGGAATTGTAAATTTAATAAAACAATTCGCAAATATGTCCAAAGAAGAACTGTTTGATGGAACTAGAAAATCATCAATGCACAATTATAACCATATAATAAGCGGGGATTTTTATGATATATGTGAAAATATTAATCAAAAATCAATAGAACAAGTTCTCAATATAATTGAATCCAAAATTAAATAAATACATTAATGCACATAAATGAAGTTATCCTCCGAGAAATGGCAAGCAAAAAGCTATTTCACTATACCAATGTTCAATCAGCACTTGCGATTTTAAAAAATCAAGAGTTCAGACTAACAGTAGCGGTTGGGGCAGATTCTGAAGTAAATAGCGGATATCATTATTATTTAAGTACATCACGGAACAAGGTAAACGATTATACTAGATCAGTATCTGATAATGGAGTAATGTTTAACCTAAATGGTGATTTTTTCAATAGACATTATAAAGTAAAACCTATCGATTATTGGGGGCGTGATATGTGGCTATCTTCCCACAAAACAAAACAACCAAATGAAGAATACTTTACTAGTGAACAAGAAGACCGTGTGCTAAGTAACAAACCAACGATTAAATTTAATGGCAAGGCAACCGAAGCTATAGAAAGTGTTCATGTGTTGCTAACAAGTGCAGAATTCGTAAATGAAAACCAAAGGTCATCCACTAGGAAAGTTATCATTGCTGCTAAACAGCTGGGCATACCTACTTATTTTTATGATAACACCAATGATTTTAAATTACAACATTCTGGTAATACTGTTAAACCAATCATTCCAGATAAAGCAGAGACAAGTACTTATTATTCAGGGAATTATGGGAAACGGTATCTTAAACCATGGGTTGAATTATATTACAAAAACAACGATAATGATTTAAGCAAGGAGGGGAAGGATCTAGCATACACCGTATCTTCTGGTTATTTATATACTGGTGAAGATGATTTTGGGTTAAATGCAGACATACACAACTCCAGAACACCAACTAGCAGTGGCAGAGATTATGTTGAGAAGATAATAGGTATTATGCACAAAGAGGGTCTTGCCGAACCACGCGATTATGCATTAGCAATGCGTAATAAATGGCGTTCTATATATGGATTAAACAATGAAACTAGATGAAATAATAACACAAGAAGATTTTATAGGCGATATGATGAAGTTCAGGGACATAATGGAACCCAAAATGAAGAATTTTGCTGACAAGATAAAACCACAAATGCGAAAGGGCACAGAAGACATGAAACAATATTTTGACCAAGAGTTTCATGATAAAAAAGAACCCAGAAAACCCACCAAAGACAATATGTTAACCACAGATGTTAATGAAGGATTCAAAGATTTATCGGTTGGCATAATACAATTCCTAAAAACAATTACGCCAACTGATGATAATTACGATACAATCGAAAACTTTATAGCACGAGAAATGAAGTTATACAGGACTGCAACAAAACACCAGAATTTACCAGCGGCTAAGTTGGATAAAATCAACAAGATTAAACCAGCATTATTAGCAATGTTAGAAGAATTAGAAAGAAAAGGTTTTTCGCATGAATGGGTTAATGATCAGTGGATAAATATCAAGAATGGATAATATGACATGAATTTACAACACTTATTTGAAGCACCCCGAACAAAATCTAGGATGGTTAATAGCAAACTAGTAGATCTCACATACGATCGAAGAACGAACTCGTTTAGTCGCCGGGATTTTACCTCAATGGTGATTGTTCCTGTTGTTAAAGAAATAATTAAACAACAACCGCATATAACTGATTTTTACTCAGTTAATGAAATAGCAGAAGCAGTTAATGAGATAATTCACTTAAAGAAAATACAATGGGAACCATTGATTGATGATACTCCGTTAGTTAAATCGACCATACATATGGTCGCCCAGGATACACTAGCAATATTATCACACAATCTTAGCACAGCATCAGAATTGTGATCTAACGCTTTTTGAGTTTCTTTCTTAAATCTAATAAATAAGTGTAAAATATAAGGATTTATAATGAATTTACACGACACAATGAAACAAACAATACAACTAATGGAAGATCGAATAGATGATCCGAATGTTGAATATAAAACATATGCTGGTACCGAAGAAACAAATTCTCCTAGCCAAGTAACAAAATTAGTTGCTAAAATCGGTTCTTATTTTGGGGGTTCGTGGACTAGAATGGCTAACCAATATATGAAGCTAGAAGACCAAGCAAACAAATTATCACGGGCACGACAAGCATTAAAAGACAAAATGCGTGACAAAATCCAGAACGAAACATTTGATCCAATTGATGAAGCATATACCAGAGCTGTAGAAACAAAGGATATCATTGTCCAGATAGCAAAAGCAACAACAAAAACAAAGGGTGGCGTAATGCTCGCCAAGAACAAAGATGAAATGATTAAAAATCTGCCTGATGAATTGATTTCCAAAGTAGATTTTTTGACAGAAGATATGTTCCCTGAATTAACTAAAGCAATCGAACTAATCATTGCCGCATATACCCCGCCAAAGTACAAAGACGAAGTAAAACCAGCGTTTTCTATAAAACAAACCCCAGCCGCTAAACAAAAATTAAAAGATAAGTTGGCACAATTAGAAAGCATTGATCCAACCCAGTACATTAATGAAGAATACAATGATGATGTTAGATACCAACGATTAGAGGGTATGTTGCAAAAATTCTTCACCCGATACGATGATAAATTGGATAAAATAAGTCAGGGTTTATGAAACTATTCGAATTAAAAGATAACCCGTTGATGGAAATTCTCAATGAAGAGGGGGTTATTAGTTCGTGGATTGAAGATTTATCATACGATGAAGATTCTGGTTCAGTCTGGATGACTACTCTCTCTGGTCGTTCATATGAGATACCAGGAATGGAGTATGAAGATTATCAATCTTGGTTAGATTCAGACAGTAAAGGCAAGCATTGGTGGGAAGCGATAAAAGGTGCATTTGTGTGATGCATCACATTAAACTAGGAAGATGACTACATGAGAATTGATGAAATCAATGATAGTGTTGTTGATACCCAATTCCACATAGCAATCAAAGAACTAGGACTTCAAGCAACCAATGAGTTATTTGAAAGTACTGGACCTACCCCAGTATTAGACAACTTATATGAGGCATGGGGCAATACCAAACTATCAAATGATGACGTTGGTTCAAGGTTCATGCCTGTGGGAATAATGGCAATTCCAGGACATAAATGGATTAATATTTCATCATTTACAGTAGATGCCATTTTGGTGAGCATAGGCAAAATGGCTAGGTTTGAGGATTTAAATGGGAAAACCGCATCGTTCCCTAATAATAACGACACAGCAATAAAGAGTTTATTTTTAAAAGACACCAATGAATATCATATGTTTCTTACTGATATAACCGTAAGATTAAGCGATTGGACTATTACATACAAGGATTTAAGCGAATGAGATTAAGTGACATAGAAATTACACCAACTGTAACATTAAAAGAATCAAAATCTATAATTAGAGAACATAGATCTGTTGGTCAAATATTATTAGAATTAAATGTGATCAACATACCAGCCATTGATAACTTCATGGATGCAATGGTTGCAGCTAGAGAAGAACTCCCTGATGGACTAAAAAGATGGTTCACTAACCGGGGCAAAAAATATATTATCAACAGCGAAGATAATAATGAATTGATTACCAACTTCAGCAGAAACGCTGAACCGTGGATGAAAAAACGCCAAAAAGAGGGAGTAGCATTACATAAGTTCACCCCAACCAATGATCTAAGAACTAATTTTGAACACATATTAGATTGGTTAGTATCCTTGTATAACAATGCTGGTGGTGCAGGGGAAGCAGATCAAGCTAGGATGGCAGCATCTATTAGAACCATCAAAGGTCTAAAGAATATGTCAATGGCACAAGCCCTTGAAGCATCTAGCAACTGGATGGGTAGGATAGATGCTTCTGTCAAGGGTAAAGGCAATGTATCAGTAGCAGATGAAGGAGAGGGGATACAAAAGGTGTTAGATGTAGGAGATGGATATGCTTGGTATACACTGACATCTGATGAATGTATCACACGGGAGGGACACCGTATTCAAAACTGTTTAAAACAAAAATCATTCGGCTGGCCTGAAAAAGTGAAATCTGGAAATACCCAATTATTCAGTTTACGTGATGTAGGCAATAACCCATATATGGCAATCGAAGTTACAGGAGGTCAATTAGTTCAGATCAAAGGCAAGCAAAACAGAGCACCATTGCCAATATATATTCCATATGCCATACCAATGTTGAATAAATTGGCTGTGCCACCAAATCATCAGGGCAGTGGTGATATAAATGCAATGAATGTTAGCTATCACGCTGCCTCAAAAACATATGGGACACTGTTTGATCTTTCTACAATAGTTGATTCGTCGGAAAAATACACAACATACAGCATTGATTTACATTCTGGATTTACCTCATATTTCTTCACCGACAAAAAGAAGCGTATTATTGCGAAAATTGACGAAAGGAAGAGTTATAGAGGGAGGCAAGAAGGTGCGTGGGTGCAATTAGAATGGAGTGGAACATCAGAATCAGAAAAACGTAGCATTGCGGAATACATAGCGTCGGTAAGTCCTAAACTAGAACCAGGCAGTAAGATATGGGAATTAGGGGGTTACTTAACAAACGACAACAATGGAATGATAGTATCATACGATGATGCTGGTAAATTACTATACAGTGAAGGCAATGAAAAATATCGATTGATAAATGATGGAATATTTTACATAGTAGATGGCATGATGGCTGACAAAATATCTCTTAGACCAATTATGGGGTCTGAAAGACACGTTGTTAGTGTTGGTGGAAGGGATCATGATATAAAACCTTCTTTTATCAAAATGGTTAACAAGTTAAATGAAGAAGATAGACCATACATTAGCCTACAATTATATGGTGGAGATTACTTGTTTCAAGGAACTGATTTGAGAGTATCTGCCGATGTCTCGGTAGTAGGCAAAAAACTAGCACGAAGTGGTATCGTCGGTGCATACCATGCATTATCGTCAAAGTCATCTATATCAGACGATGCTGATGCAAATGAAAAATCAATTTATATCGCATCACCAGGGTCACATATAGAAATCAGCAGCGAAATATCAGTTGGTAATGACCACCGCATAGACAAGAATGATATTAGCAATATCATCAATGTGTTGAATAAACTAGACATCAATGATGCAATGGATGACCATAGCAAGTCACGGTTAGAAAATAATGGCATCTTTTACAGTGAGGTAAAAGAAAAGTTCACTGACAACCCTACCACTGCGGGTGTATCTAGTAGCAATTATGGTAACATTTCAGCAGTTAAAACTGCCAATGCTATCCGTGTATTTGATGAGAATCACCAAGAAATGGTTCGATTCGGATTTTCTGATAGACACCAGTGGCGGGCTGGTGAGGATAAGCCAATAACTATCAGCGAAATATCAAATATGAATCGCCTAAAGGTAACACAGAATCGGAATCACATTGCCTCTATATTAAATGAATTCAATGTCGGGCGAAGTGGTGGCTATGATGCACACAAGTTCAATGATACTATTAAATCGTTAGGAATAACATATAGTGATATGAATGAATCATGGAAAGGTCCAATGACACAACCTAAAAAGATTGTGTCAAAGACCGTTAAAAACAAAAAACTCGAAATCTACGAATTAAAGTCTACCGGTGCCAATGAATATATGTTTTACAATGCAACGGATAATGTTCATATTGCTAGTCTGATAAGCAAGACGAAAGATACATCGTATGATTGCGAGATGTATAGCCATTCATATGATGAATTATTCGCACGGGGGGTGGAATTATTAGACAACAGCAATAATCGCATTAAATTTTTTATCAACCGCATCACATCTGATGGCACTGACATTAGACATAACTCTGATTTTTATTCTAAATTATGGAAACATGGGTTGGTACATGATGTAAATATGGGTGGTGTGAAAAAGATGGAAGAACAGTATCCATCCTCAACCATAGCAAGAACCAAAACAGGCAAATGGGTCAGCGAAGTTTACAATGACAATGACCCAGCAATCAACAGTGTGATGTCTAATAAAATAAAGGATGACATGGGAAACACCTACCGTTATAGCAACACAATAGCACACCAGTATGGCATAACACCATTAGTCCCTCATGGGGGCATCAACAATAATGGTACGATTTCACATGATACAAGGAATGATGATTACTACACATTCTACCGAAGAAATAAGCCATTATTACGTGTAATAGTCGAAAAAGAGGGAATGATAATATCAGCGATATTCAATATAGCCGAAGATAATACACAATTGGCAAATAATTCCACATTGGTTAATTTCAAGAGTGAGATTGGGAAACTGATGAAGATTCAGAAGTTAGCGGGCAGTAGATTCTTAATAGACAATGATTTATATTATAACCGAGGCAAATTACACGAAATCAAAGATAATCAAAAGATGTTTGGATACCAGCATGGTAAAATCACATATGAGGATCATCATCAATGGAAAAAAGTGAATGCTGATGAGTGGAGGTTAATGTTAGAAACTGAAGATGGCACTAAAACATTGATCACGGTGGTTGTTACACCTGATGGTGGTCTAGAAAAGATTGAATTCACTAATAAGCAAATCAGAAAGAAGCCAAGGTTATACCAACCGCATCTCAATGACTTGATTGATATTGTAGATGATTTATACAGTGGCGAATCTGAATGACAGCTGCAAGCACTGCGCAATGATTATGACTAAATATAATGATGGAACCAGTATTTGTAAAAATATTATTTGATTTGCATTGCGATTGGGAAGGCATTGCGCCGGAATATAGGATATATGTTGAAGATGAACTATTCTGCGAACGAACATTCAAATGGAAAGAACCAGTTTATTTGACCGAAATACTGCAAGTAGAAGCTGAACATGGTACATATGAATTTCGATTAGAAAAAGTAGAACCACAACTAAGTAATTTTAAGATAGAAAATACGAGAGTGAAATATGGCCCAGGTAACATATTATCTGACACAAAATTTGAGATATTAAATGAAAATTAAAGAAATAATGGAAATGACTTCAGCAGGCGGAATAGCTACCGTATCTGCCCCATTGGGCGAACCAATAAAAAGGAATCCTAGTATATATGCTAACTCAGTGAATAAAAAGAAAGCAAAGAAAAAAGGCAAGAAAAAATGAATTTGTATAACTTATTTGAAAAAGATGACAAGGCAAAATCGATCAAAGGTGCGTCGAACAAAGAAAAAGATGATCACCAAGACATTAAAATCCGTGATCCATTACTGAAACGGAAGATTCAAAAAGCATCAGCGTCTACCGGATATGCAGAGACTGATCTTGAAGCGATAGTAACCCAATGGTCACGAGAACAAGATCGTGACCAAGAACAGATTGACGATTTGAAAGATCGGGAGGACAAGCTAGAAAAGAATGTTATACGGTTAAAACAACGCGAAGATGATCTTGAAAAAGATCTTGAAACCGAAACAGCTAAAAGAAAATCGAAGATTGCACAACTACACGCAATGTTTGATTCTGATATCGCAGATATAGAAGAGAAAACTGAAAATCTAATACAGAAAGAGAAAGAGTATGCTGGTAAAATGGGTGATATACAAAATATTGATGCGCATGTTAAATCAGCATTTGATGCAGTATCTAATACTACCGCACAGTATTCTGCTGAAGTTACCAAACTAAAAGAATTAGAAAGAGAATACGAAGATAAAATAAAAAAATTATATCACACACAAGATGTGTTGACGCAGAATATGGAATCAATGCAGGATGAATGGGACGAGTCCAAGGCTGATATAGATAACCTCAAAGATGACCTCTCACATTCATTGATAAATATTGACCAAAATACACATACTAATTCTCACAATCACAAGAAACAAATGGCACAGCGAGAATTAGAAGATAAGCTAGTAGCATTTCAAAATCCAAAAGATGAACAACCGATGGTGTAAATACAGCAATGAAAGCACGCATATCACTAGACCATTTAATGTGGTTAGATAATGAGGCACATTTTACCAACGAGTTACGAAATGTTCTAAATGATGCTGGTATTATCGTATTACCAAATGATATCGACACCGACATCAAGAATTGGAATACTGACCATTCGGATGCAACATTTGCATTGCTAGGATTTACAGATATCATGTGGGACAACGGCTTTATGACTGACCTTAATGAAATAGCCAAAACATTCAATAACAAAATCGTATTGATATCAGACAATATTATCAATGGAGGTTCCTTTCAATATGATAACCTACAATTTATATTCGTAAAAGAATTCTATGGGGTATATTACAATAACTACCGATATGAATACCGCCCATCTAAATTATATGATTGCTTAATTCAGCGGGTAGAAGAATACCGGTTATTGCTATTCAATGAACTTAGCAAACATAATTTATTGCACGAGGGGTATGTTAGTTGTCTGGGTTATCAAATTCCTGATTGGTTACAACAGCATAATATATCCACCCCTCTCGATGTTATAAAAACGGTGTCAGAGAATCCGGGTTTTGATTCTTCATCAATCGACATTAATGAAATGCCATTTACGAATTTTGATGAACCTGAAAACTTATATGATTTATTATCAAAAACAAAGTATTCCGTCATCAATGAGACATACAATTCATCAAATGAATATGATAATCCTTTTATTGTGTTTACTGAAAAGAGTATCAAAAGTTTGCAACTCCCTAACATATCATTAATATTAAATAGCAACAACACGAGTGAACAATTATTAAACAGCCTAAACTTAAAAGCACATCCATTAAATTACATGCTAGATTTAATGCCTAACCGTTATTCACAAATTCAATTAATTATAGGAATTCTTAAAAATAACATAACTGCAAACAATGTTGATTTAGATGCGTTAGCTATGCATAACCAAAGTGTATTAAAAGAATATCATAGTGCATTATATACCAAATCATTCTATGACGATATAATTAAAAAAATAACACTCTATTGACATTCTAAGATCTTTTTGTTATAATTCGATGCAATGAATAACACTATTACATAAAAGGATAACAAATGCCAATACCAATTTTTAACACCGAACAGAAGACTAAACTAACATACCTTATTAATGAGGGCGTTAGTGTTATGACAGAAGTTCAAACCCTAAATGAAGGTCTTAATGATACTATTAAGGCTATCGCCGAAGAACTAGATGTGAAACCTAGTGTTTTGAAAAAGGCTGTTCGTACAGCATTTAAACGAAACTTTCACCAAGCACAGGATGATCATGAATTGCTAGAAACCATACTTGAAACAGTCGG